TGAAGACGAACTACCTCTATGGGCTCGACCTTACCGATGACAGCGGAACCCCGATGCCCGATTCGCTGTACGAGTGGTTCATCAAGAGCGCGGTCTCGTGGTTTGAGCACCGCTTGCAGCTTTCGCTCCGGCCCAAGCCAATCACCTCTGAGTCACACGATTACTACGCGGAGGATTTTTGCCAGTACGTGTTCATCAAGACGAAGGACTACCCGATCATCGACGTGGATGAGCTGCGCATCGTGATGCCTGGAGCTGGGGGCCACACCGTCCAGACTTTTGGGCGGGAGTTTCTGCACGTCGAGCGAGAAGCCGGGCATGTACAGGTGGTGCCGGGGTACGCAGGATCGGGCGTGGTGGTGCTGGGGACATCGGGACCGTGGCTGCCCCATCTCTACGGCGCCCGGCGCTTCATCCCCGGGGTTTTCCAGATTGACTACACCGCTGGGTTCGAGACCGGGACCCTCCCGCCGGTGTTGCGCGACGCCATCGCTAAGTTGGCGTCTTTCGGGCCATTAAATCCCCTAGGCGATTTACTGGGGGGTGCGGGTATTGCGTCCCAGAATTTGAGCATCGACGGGCTAAGTCAAGGATATACCACAACTTCTTCGGCGATGTACGCGGGTTATGGCGCCCGACTCGCCCAATATGAGAAGGAAATCAAGCAAGTAATCCCAACCCTTGAGAAATACTACAAAGGGTTGCGCATGGTGGTGGCATGACCATCTCTCCGACTCGCCCCAGATTTCCAGTCTCCAACATCCCGCAGGGGATGAAGGAGTCGATGTCTCGGGCGGATTTTCTGCCCGACTCTTTCGCCCTCCTGGTCGAGACCAAGGGGTATCTGCTGGCGTGGGAGCGGGCGGCTATCTGTCCTTGCCAGCCGGTAGTGACCCAGACCGAACAGCCAGACCCCAACTGCCCACTGTGCAAGGGGTCAGGGTGGCATTATTTCGGCGGGGGCACCGCTCCTGATTATGCCCAGATCGGCGTCATGGACGAGGTGCAGAAGCGGATCATCGAGGCCAACAACGCGATGTGTATTCGTGGGGTGGTAACGGCTCTCCAGAATGAGTACAGCCCTTGGGACAAGCTGGGGAACTGGATGGCCGGGTCAATGATGATGACCGTGCGGCATGAAAACAAGATCGGATACTACGACAAGCTGACCATTCTGGAAAGCGAGATCATCTACGGGGAGACGATCATCGCGGACGGTACCGCGTTGCTGCATGGCAGGTACCTCATCACTGGGGTGAACTACCTACGATCTTTTTCCCGGGTTTACAGGCCGGACACCGATTTTGTGATCGATGCTGGGGACGTGAGGTTTCGCCCGGAGGTGGTTCCCGCAAGCGGGACCAAGCTCTCCATCCACTACCTCTGCCACCCGGTCGTGCTGGTGGTCGAGCACCCGCACATCATCCGGCAGACCACGGTTAAATTCAAAATTCCAAACCCCAAGACCCTGCGCGGAGATCCCCGTGGGCTGCCCATCCAGGCCATGGTGCGTTACGACTTCATCCCGGAGCTGCACTCATGAGTATAAAAATAGAGATGGTGGGATCATTGATTCCGGCGGCGCTGGTTGGCGGGTTGTCCAAGGGCGCGGTCGACACTGTGCTCGGAGACATCGCCGAGGCGGCTCGGGCCCAGTGGATCAAGCTTGCTTCGGGGTTGAAGTCCAGCTATCGCAACGACTACATCCGCGGCATCCAGCCAGTGGCGGCGATGCCGGGGGTAGCGGTGATCGCTCTGGTGGGCGAGATCCCGCACATGCTCGAAGACGGCTCGCCCCAACTCGATCTACGCAAGATCTTGCTGGGCTCTAACGTGCCAGTCGCGCCTTTCGGGCAAAAGGGCAAGCGCCAGGCTCAGCCCAAGAAGGGGCAGAAGCCGGGCTACTACCGGGCCATCCCCTTCCGCCATACCACCCCCGGATCGACCAAGCAGGTAGGTCAGCCGATGGGGTCGGCCTACGGCGGGCATCAAGCGGTCGCCAATGCCAAGAAACTGGGCAAGGAGGTTTACGGGGCGGCGAAGGAGCAGCTGACCGCAACCTTCGGTGGTCCTGGCGGCAAGACCAATTGGGGCTCCCGGCTCGACACTAGCGGCATGGGTATCCCGCTGCTCAAGTCGCATCATAAGAGCGATATCTACTCGGGCATGGTGCGCATGGAGAAGACCTATGAGAAGGGCACCCAGAACTTCTACATGACTTTCCGGACAATCTCCACCCGAGTCACCACCGGCTGGATCCGCAAGGCCATCCCTGCTCAGCATCTGGCCAAGCAGGTGGCCGATTACGTCCAGCAGATCGCTCCAGAGGCCTTTCAGGCTTATTTAGAGGGCTCTAAATGATCCAGCGTTACCTCATCGATCTACTCCAAGATGGCTTCAACGCCATCATTGCGGACCCGCTAATTCTGGAAGACATTTTTCTGGACAACTACGGCTTGGCTGCTGCGGAGGTAACGGCGATCAAGACCTTCTTTGCCGCCCACCCGGTTGCGCTGGTCAACGGCTATTCCCGCCAGGACAACAAGTACCCGGCCATCGCCATCACCCTGGGCAGCGAGGGGGAGAGTCAGACCGTGCTCGGGGACGATGGCGGGATGGTAATGGACGAGGATGACAAGCACTTCCGGTGTGACATCAACACGGCTATCTGGGAGCACACCTATTTCTTGACCGTCATCTCCGAGCACCCGGACACCACCGCCTACTACTACGAGATCGCCAAGGTCATTTTGCTCGCTGGGCTGGAGAAACTCACTGAGCAAGGGCTAGCCAGCATCAAGGTGAGCGGTGAGGAGTTGATGCTTGACCCGGCGTACATGCCTGAGCATCTTTTCTTGCGTCGGATCATCTTCTACTGCGAGCGGGAACTGCAGCAGATCGATCGCGCTTCGCGCTTGACCAAGTCCTTCAAGATTTCGGGCATTGCCGTTGACAAAAGCGGAAGTTCGAGTGATGTTGGGGGGGTCAATACCAATGTAATTCCCTATTTCTACGACGGAGAGGAAACCGATGCCGGAGACCAAATCTGAAATCATTGAGTCCGTTGCTCCTGCCGATCCGGTTGAGGAGCCTGCCGCCGCTGTTCAACCCACTCCAGCAGTCGAGAATTCGGCTCCTCGGGTGACAGTGAATTTTGACGTTTGGTCTCGATTATCGGGCAAACGGTTCGATCAGCTGGCGGGATTCCGCAATCACGTCAAACGCACGGGACTCGGGCCGCTGACCGTCTTGGGGTGGCGTGATGCGTTCCAGAAATTCATGGCGACCCCCACCAACTAAGGAGCAATCATGGCAACCAGTATCTTTTTCAACGGTCGGCTGATCAGCGTGCCGGGAAGCTACTCGCAGGTTGATGCTTCAGGCCTGGAGCAGGTGGGGCTGGGAGCTTCAGGGATCGTCGCGGTTCTGGGCACGGCAGTGGGCGGGAAACCGGCATCGGCAATGACCGAGCCCAAAGACTTCTTGCGGATGACCAAACCCGAGAAGGGAAAGCAGCTGTTCCGCTCCGGGGATCTGCGCGAGGTCTCGGACATGTTGTTCGCGCCTTCCAAGGATCCGGACATCCAGGCTGGAGCGCAGGAAGTGGTGGCCATGAAGATCAACCCGGCCACCCAGTCGGCGGCGTTGCTGAGCAACACCTACGGCAACGTGCTCTCGCTCTCCAGCGTCGATTACGGCGCCTTCACTTCCCAGATCAACGTGGCCATCGCCGACGGTACGGTGCAGGGCAAGCTCATCACCATCCTCTTTGAGGATCTGGTCGAAGCCGGCGATGACGTTGGCGGGGATGTGTTCTTCAACCTGAAGTACGTCAAGCCGACCAACGGCTGGGACACGATGACCGCGGAAGTGGAGTCGAGCGGGGCAATCGTGGCCAAGGCCACCCGCGGAAATCTGGGGCTCGACGGGGATATCGCAAGCCAACTGGGAGCCGATGGTCTGGTCGACGCGGTTTCTTCCAGCGCATCGGATGTGGGGCTCTCGCTCATCGTCTACGGTCTGGACGCCTCCTCGGCGGCGGTGAGTGAGATCCTCGCGCTCAACGGTACTACACTGGTGGCGGGCGCGAAGACCTTCTCCCGGGTGTTTGGCGCGCGCATCATTGGAACGACCGTCGGCACGGTGACCGTGACCAAGCACAGCGGTGGCGTGACATTGCTCACGGTAGCCGCCGGAGCCAATCCGGTTAAGGGCCTGGCCAAGTTCGCCTGCGGTTACGTGGGCAACCTGCCCGTGACTTCGGTCTCCAGCGGCGCGAGCACCAAGCGCCTGCTGCTCATCGGATTGGGCACTGCTGGGGCTACGCAGCTGGAGAAGATCACTCTGGCTGGCACCACCCCGGTAGCCGGCGTGGGGAACTTCTCGGAGCTGCAGTACCTCGCCCTCGGCGAGGTGGAAGCGGCTCAGACGGTGACCTTCTCGGCTAACGCTGGCCGAACTTCGGTGAGCGTGCAGTCGACGCTCCAGAAATGCGCCGACTACTTCAACGCCCGCTACGCCTCCGCCGCCGGGTTCGTCTTCACCCTGGTTACCGGGAAGACGACTTTCTCTCCGGCTGATCTCGACGTGACCACCGGGGCGCAGGGAGTGCAGAACTGTCTCTCTCCGGCCAATCCGGCCTTCTATGCCAACCTCTGGGCGTGCATCGAGTGGGTCAACACCAACTCGCAGTACGTCTCCGCGGTGAAGGCCTCGGGGGCCAAGGGCGGCGCCCCGGCCAACACCGTGGCCGCGGCTTTCCTCGCTGGCGGGAGCGAGGGAACTACGCTCTTTACCCACTGGCAGAACGCGCTGAACCTGCTCAAGCAAGTGCGGGTCAACTCGATCGTGGTACTGAGCGGGGATCCGGCGGTCGCTGCCGCTCTCGACGCTCACTGCGCGTACATGTGCGGCATCGGCCGGAATGAGCGCGACGGGTTCGTCGGGCTCCTCAACGCCGGGCTCACCGACGTTCCCAGCAAGACGGAAGCCAAGGCGCAGGCAGTCGACCTGAACACCCGACACATCCGGGCCTTCCCCCAGGCCATCGAGCGCTACAACACCGCCGGGGAGCGCCAGGAGTTTCTGCCGCCTTTCACCGCGGCCATCGCCGCGGGCATGCAGGCAGGCGCCCCGGTCGGAACCTCGCTGACGTTCAAGTACGTAAACATCCTGTCCCTCCGCCAGGACGTTAGCTGGACCCCTACCGACGACGCCGAGGAGATGATCCAGGGTGGCATCTGTTTTCTGGAAAACGTCGAAGGGGTGGGCCGCCGATTCGTGCGCAACGTGACCACCCACCTCTCCTCGAACAATCTGGCTTTCTCCGAGGGCTCAGTCAACGCGGCGGTGAATTTCGCTTGCTTCAATTTCCGGACGAATCTGGAATTTGCAGTAGGCAAGCGCGGATTCGCCGGCACCATCAATGCGGTCAAGGGTGTTGCAATGAGCACTCTCGGGTTGCTGGTCGACTCGTTGGTGCTGGTGAGCTGGAGAAGTCTGGGGGTGGAGTTGGCGGCCGATGTACTCGACGTGGAGGTCGAGATCGCTCCAGTAATCCCGGTCAACTTCGTGAAAAACACCGTTCATCTGGTAACAATTCGCCAGACGGCATCATAAGGAGCGATCCATGCCTACCAAAGGAAACCTTTTGACGGGTGCTCGCGCTCGATTCAGTATCGAGGGCGTCAAGGTCGGTTACGCCAGGAACGTCGCCATCACCGAGGAGATCGAGTACCAGCCGGTTGAGGTGCTCGACAACATCGAGGTCGAGGAGCACGTCCCAGTCGCCTACCGGGTGCGCTTCACGGCTTCAATGTTCCGCATTGTCGGCGAGACGCTCAAGAGCAAAAAGTGGTTCCCGAAGACGGGCAAGAGCACCGACGACCACCTGACCAACATACTCGACACCGGAGTTCTCTCGGCGCAGATCGAGGACACCAGGACCAACAAGGTGATCAGCTATCTCGACCAGGTCAGGGTGGCCAGCCACAATTGGACGATCGACGCTCGCGGCATCGTCGGCGAGGAGATGGAGTTCGTGGCCATCCGGGTCAAGGACGAGTCAGAGGTAGCAGCGACTCCAGCAGTTTGATACAGAGCGCTCGGGCAATATAGTCTGAGCAAGTAAAGGGCCCCGGATGCACCCCCCCGCATCGGGTGGCCCTTTCTTTTTGAGATATTGCGTCCCCTTCCTGCATCCCGTATTCTCGATTCCAGACCCTGCAGATAGGAGAGCGAGCCATGAGCGAGAAAATTGGGATACCTGTAGCGCCTTACGACAAATTGGTGAACCCCGCACACCTGCGCAAGTTGGTTCCAGAAGAAATCGAGAGCCTG